TTCTTACGTATAGTTATAGTATAAATGGATACACAAATAGAAAACAGAATCAATCTTCTCAAAGCAGAGCACAACGAATTAATTGACTTGAAAGAAGAGAACAAGCAGTTATTTGATAAGCTCAAAGCCAAAATTGTCCAATTACAATCCTGGTACAACAAATATGTGGCTGAACATAAGGATCATCTCTTTATTTTTGGTTTGGATAGTTTTCACTATCAGGGCAAGATAATTGATGTAGAATATGAAGATATGATGCGTTTATACTGCTCTATTTCAAATAGAATGTATTGCGAATACTACAAGTTGTATCAAATTATGATCAAGTATGTAATGGAGAATGTGAAAGACAAAAAGGTTATTGATATCATTACAAGTAACAATAGTTTCCCTATGTACAAAGATTTGGAACCTTATAAACAGTATGGTAGTGAAACTATTTCGCAATTACATGACATCGTTCTCTTATTATTTTCTGGACTTAAAAACGTGTTAGACAAAAAACAAGAAGAGCTGCGAATGCATAAGGCTAAGAATGATATTGGGTTAAATATAGATAATTTTATTCAAACGTTTCAGTTTGATAACACCGTCTTAGAACAAAAACTTTCCCTGTTTATTTCGTATATGGAGTTTTTCCATAAAATGCATATAAAATACTTGAAAAGGTTTACGAGTAAAATGAACTTGTTCTCAAGTCAAATAGATCATGATATTAAGATAGACTCTACATCTAGATCCAAAGAGAGACGCAAATCTATGATAGATGAGTTTAAACATGACAATATTGGTGCAACGTTGATGCATCAGTTAACAGATAGTATTTCTGGTGGGGGAAGCGATAGTGACCTCGCAACCAATAGTCCTTCTCGTTCTTGTGAAAGTCCTGATACGAAAGAAACTGAATACGCATCTCGTAATAACTCTAACGAAATGAACTCTATTTCTTTTGTGGAAGGTAATGAACATGGTGTAATGATTAAAGAACCACTTTCTTATCCTGATGTCAATGAGATAGAGAGAAATACTAATGAACTTAGTGAACAAATTGTTCATGTAGAAATGGACATTGAAGAAGCAGACCAACAGAAAGATATGATTCCACCATCTAGTCAAGAAGAAAACGAAGTTGCTGCAAACAATGAATTAAATGAGGAAACTAATCAAGAATCAGAAACAGTTATGGACGACGATTCAACTTTTACAGAAGAAGATGTACGTATCAGAAGAAGATTCTCGTCCACATCTAATGGTCAACAAATAATACATCGTCGTTTGTGTTACAAAGTTGTTTTTTCTGCGGGTGCATATGTTCGTGAACAACCTTCTTACGATAAAGACGTGAAAAAAGTAGGAACAATTGATATGAATGATATTGTTGAAAGTAATACCAAACATCCTAACGAATATGTATCTCAGGATAATGGTGAAACAATTACCTGGATTAAGCTTGTGAAACCCGTTGAAGGGTGGATACCTTTGGTTAATCAGAAAGGTAATAAAGTAATTGAATTGGTGGAGGAAATACCTGACATTGACAAGAAAAGTGAAATCATAGAGGAAGAAGTTAAATCTGTCGCTAGTCAATTGTTGGGTTCTGTAATTGAATCTGCCTTAGATAATACTGCGCAACCAAAATAAGCTCTTTAAGTTAGTAAAACGATGAATACAAATTGAATGTATAATATCTATTAGGTACATAGTTATTATAAGATTAACAAGTGCAAGATGGAAAAGAAGATTAATACCATTGTTGATGATTACACTCTTGGGTTCAAGAAAGATTTATGTGATAAGGTAATGGAAGTGTTGGGAGATTGTGATAAGTCTACACAATTGATTCACTTTGTATATAATTATGACAGACTTACCCTAGGAGCTGAAGATTTTGCAAAAAGAAAACGCATAAAGAACGAAGTTCCTTATAGCGATAGATGTATGGCAAAACGTTCTTGTGGAGAACAATGTACTAGAAGGAAAAAAGATGGAGAGATGTATTGTGGAACTCATGTAAAGGGTGTTCCACATGGTTGTATTGATGCAAATAAAGAAAGTGATACAAAACAGTCTAGTAAGGTAGAAGTGTGGTTGCAGGATTTCAAAGGCATATCTTATTACATTGATAAAAACAATAATGTATATCAGACAGAAGACATTGTATCAAACAAAAGAAATCCAAAGATTATTGCCAAATATGTGTTGGAAAACGATGAGTATTCTATACCTAATTATGGTGTATAAGATGTTTAATATAAAGATAGAAGTTTCTACAAAGATAGTATAAAGACAGCTTGTAAATGTATATAATGTTTTTTAACTGGGCATTTTTTGGTGTGTTAATTATGCTTAGTCTAAATTGTTTTTCTAGGAAGGTTTGTGGTTACGGATTGAGAACTCTTTCTATGAAAAAGAAAAACAGTCCATCTTCAAAGAATGATAACTATGTAGATAATGTAATGAAACGTCTTATTCCTAAGACTCCCAATCAAATATTGTATTCAAAGGCATTGAGTAATAAAAGTAATCATTTGCTAGTAGTAAACGGTCCTGCTGGTTCTGGTAAGACGCATTTTGTATGTGATAGTGCTATTGCAAAGCTTATGAATGGTGTTATTGATAAAATTATTGTCACTAGACCTACTATATCAGTGGACAATGAAGAGTTGGGGTATCTTCCAGGAACAGTGAATAGTAAAATGAATCCGTGGATGAAACCTATTTTTGATGTGTTTTTGAATTATTATACACAACGAGATATTGAGCGAATGATAATGGATGATATTATTGAGGTAGTTCCGATTGCTCATATGCGTGGAAGAACTTTTAAGAGAGCTTATATTATTGCCGATGAGATGCAAAATAGTAGTCCTATTCAAATGAAGATGCTTTTAACTCGTATCGGTGATGATAGTAAAATGGTGATTACGGGTGATTTATCTCAAACTGACTTGAAACAAAAAACGAATGGGTTTGCAGAGTTTATTAATAAGTATGATGCGTACGTTAGACATAGAAATGCAGAACATCTAGCTATGGTGGAGCTCACCCACGACGATGTCTTTAGAAGCGAGGTTGTTAAGACTGTGTTGAACATCTATGATTTTGATGAAGAAGACCAGATTGTAGATGTTGCAGCAGATATTGATGCTTTGGATTCTCAATCTTCAAACGATATTGATACCGATGATTCATCGTGTTGTGACCAGACTGAATGTTGTGATTCTGATTGTTGTATTTCTGATGAGAGTAGTGATAACTGTTCGGGAGAAACTTTAGTTAGTCAACCACCTATTGTTCATACCTCTTCTACGAGTGATGCCGCTATGATTCCAAAAAGTCAAATAAGTAAACGTTTAAGGTGGGAGTTGGACGAAGATGGAAATATTTAACGTTGTAACTTAAATATAAAACTCGCATGAATAAGTATATCACATGATAGCATTTGGAATGGCTATGTTGTTAATTAACACCCTTATGTTGGCATCATTTGACAAATCTCAATACGTCAATGCATTTGGGGGAAGTAAAAGCCTGTTAGGCATAAAAAGTCCTTTTTCAGCGAGAAAGTTAAAAATGAGTTTTGATTATACTCAGTTGGTGAAGGCGTATATTGGAAAAGGTGTGTATGGTTCAGAATGGACATTTAACGAGCTTGTTCATAATATAAATAAAAATAATGTTGAATATGCTAGTATTCTAGACAATGCTAATTATGTTATTGCTATAGATAAGCGGTATGAGGATATATTTGGAGGAGAAAATATGCACTATATAAAAACTCTTCCACAACTAACGTCTAAGATTATTGATTTGTTAAATAGTCATCATATTCATTTTAACATTTACAGTCTACCTACACAAAACCCTTTTTTGGGATTAATTAGCAACGCCTTTATTTTGTTTGGTTCTTATTTTACACTAATGCTTATTATTCAAACAATACGCATTCTCATGATGAGATCAGGGAGAGGTAGTGGTGATGGTGGTGGTGGAATGAACCCTATGAACTTTTTCTCGCGAATCACTTCTTCTAGTAGTAGAATTATTCAACCAGGTGCTGTAAACACCACATTTGCTAATGTTGCTGGATGTAATGAGGCTAAGAACGAACTGATTGAAGTAGTTGATTTCTTAAAGAACCCTAATAAGTTTAAAGATGCTGGTGCTGTTGTTCCAAAAGGAGTTTTGTTAGAGGGTCCACCCGGAACCGGAAAGACTCTACTGGCTAGAGCCACCGCCGGAGAGGCAAATGTTACATTTATATCTGCTTCTGGTTCGGAGTTTATTGAAATGTTTGTAGGTGTGGGAGCATCTCGTATCCGAGATCTGTTTGAGGATGCTAGAAGACATAAACCAAGTATTGTTTTTATAGATGAGATTGATGCTATTGGACGTCAGCGTGGAAATGGATTTTCTGGAGGAAATGACGAGAGGGACCAGACATTAAACCAGCTCCTTACAAATATGGACGGGTTTGACAAAGAATCTGAGATTGTTGTTTTGGCGTCTACAAACCGTGCAGACATACTGGATAAAGCGCTTGTTCGTCCAGGAAGGTTTGATAGAAAAGTTACTGTGGGATTACCAGATAAAGACGGGAGAAAAGAAATATTGGATGTTCATTTAAAGGGTAAGCGAGTTGCAATGGATGTAGATTTGGAGGCTATTTATGAATTAACTCCTGGGTTTTCAGGAGCAGATTTGTCTAATTTGGCAAATGAAGCAGCTATTATGTCAGTAAGGTATAATTTAACACACATAAATAACAAATGTTTCATGGATGCATACGAAAAGGTTACTATTGGATTGCCAAAGTTGAAAGATAATCGTGATCACGAAATTAGAAAAATGGTAGCGTATCATGAAAGTGGACACGCAATTGTTGCTAAGATGTATAAAGATTTCGTGGATGTGCGAAAAGTTACCATCAATGCAAACAATAATGGTGCAGGAGGATACACGTTATTTACACCGAAAGAAAGATATGTATCTTTTCCCACTAAAAATTATATGTTTGCAAGTATGGTAATAGCTATGGCTGGAAGAGCAGCAGAAATTATTTTGTATGGAGATACTTCTGAAAATACTCAAAGTGGAGACAATGTAGAACCTGGTGCGGTTGTATCATCTAATTATAAATATGATTTCCCCGAAAATGACGGAGAATCAAATGTTACTTTAGGATCATCGGGAGACGTAAGACAGGCTACTGAAATTGCTAGGCAATATATTTCTGTATTTGGAGCAGAAGGTGGTTTAGGTGCTGGTTCTAGATGGGATGAACAAAGTGAAAAAGTGAAGGCTCAAGTAGATGAACGCATTGCTGAGTTGATTGAAGCTGCTCAGAAAAAAGCAGTAGAAATGCTTCGTGGGAGAAAAAATGATTTGAAGACGTTGAGTGAACTCTTGTTGAAAGAAGGAACTGTTTCTGGGAATGTTGTGCCTTAGAGGTTTACTTATTGTAACTCATCTTGCGCGTAATTATATGAATATTTAGTATGTAAAGTATTATGTTTACATACTATATATGGCAAAATCAAAAACAAAATACGCTCATCATAAAAAACGTGGTGGTCGTTTAAGTAGAAAATATAAAAAAGGTAGACAAAGTAAAAAATCTCATAAAGGAGGTGGACTTTTTGATTTTTTCTTACCTTCTTCAGGTGGTGGCGATGATAGTGCACCTACTAATAAACGGATGAGTTTGACTCATTGGGCTCCCTGGAGACCTACCGGAACCGGAGTGTACAAAGGAGAATTCAAGAAACATGGCGAAGAATATCTTCCCGATGGACAAGGTAGTTGGGGAACGGATGCAGGACACGGACCTTCTTTTCACGTAGAAGGAAAATGGGAAAAGGGACTTCCAGTTGAAGTCAAAATAAATATGACAGATGCTAACGGTAATGATATGCACCCAGAAAAGGAATATCTCTATTGGGAAAAAAGCGATTACAACCCTGAAACTTCTGCTTATGCTACTTCTATTAAATATGGTGCGAGCGAAGAAAATGCTAAGAAAACTGACCTCACACAGGCTATTGGAAAAGCGAAAACAAACAAAAAATCTCCTGATAGTTCCGGGAATGACAGAATGTCAGTTGCATCAAATAGATCATCTGTATCGTCGCGTTCTTCAATGGGCTCTATGTATGGTGGAACAAGAAAAACAACTTGTGTTAAGAGAGATACTAAGAAGTATACGCAAAAAAAGAGAGTTTCTCCTCCTTACGCAGCAAATGACTGTAAAAATAAAAGAAAGAAGGGAAACAACGGAAAGTTTTGGAAATCTGTCAAAATGTCTAATGGAGTCTACAGATGGCAACCGGTTGTGAAGTAAATACTATATTTTAATAGTTCATTGGTTAAATCATAATATGTATTTAATGTTATGATTTAATTTATTTTCTGGACTTTCGTGATTTTCTGGATTTTTTAGTCTTTCGTGATTTTTTGGATTTTTTACTCTTTCTTAATTTTCTAGCTTTTTTGGTCTTTCTTTTTCCACCTTTTCCAGATATAGTTTCAACCATAAGTTTTTTTAAGTTATTCGCATCAGCAAACTCTTCTTTTAGCGTTTGTTCATTACGAATTTTTGCAGTTCTGGAACCGTCAGCCCCTAGGCCTGAGGTATACTCATAGAATCTATATACATCGGTCGCAAACATACCATCAGACTTCTTCTTAACTCGCATCCCTTCGGTTAAATCGGTAGTAGGATTAAACTTTTCTTTTCCTCCTTTTCCCATGTTTGTATATTATATGGTGATTATTTTTCATTTTTCTTCGTTTATATAAGAGATGAGTAAAAAACAATCTGAATCTAAATACCTAACCACTCCTGAAAAAACAGCTATTGCGGCTCAAGATTTTTATGACAATGAGTATGATCATACGAAGACGTCTGCTCACAGAAACATGCCAGTTGATTACAAAATGAGTCAAGCAGAAAAAGAGGCATTTGTAAATCCTCCTTTTAGCGAGGAGGAAATGAAAGAGATGCGAATAATGCATGATCAAGAAAAACTATTAAAAAATCTGAAAAAAGAAAGTGAAATAAATGCGTTAGCACCAAGAAACTTTGATACTTTCGCAGAAACCAGGTCTATGAAACAAGGTAAAGACACTGATATGAATGTAGATGGACGACAATCACCTGCGCCAGAAATGATTAGAAATCCGTTTGAAAGCCCTGAAAATACTCCTGTTAAGCGTAGAAAAACGGGTGGTGCAAAATACACAAAAAAACGAAGACACGCGAAAAAGTCTAAGAGATCTAAGAAATCTAAAAAATCCAAGAAATCTAAAAAATCTAGAAAGTCAAAAAAATCTAGAAAATAAAAAGAATAGTCTAAAGATTCGTTTACATATTTAGACTATTAATTCAATTATAAAATGTAACTTAATTTGTGGGGTGTTTTGTTTTGTCATGCCATTCTGCAAACGCGGTACACGAAGATTCCTTGAAGAAACAGTGAACTCTGTGTTTTCGGAAGAA